TATTACCCTCAAATGGATTTAGAGGAAATTGGTTAGAAAGGAGTTTTAGTATGACTGACATTGCAGAAATCACTCAACGAGATAGAGAAAAAATCAAAGAATATGTCGAAAGTTCAAAGTTCTTAACTTACACCATGCTTGCTGAAAGATTTGGAATTAGCAAAAGCTACTTATCTTTAATTTTAAACGGTAAAAAGACTTCTGCAGAAGCAAACAGAATTATAGATTCGATTATCACTATGTACGAATTGTAAAGGGAGGAACAGCTAATGCAATATCTAGAAGCAAAAATCCCAATTCCAGAAGGCTATGTAATTATCTCCCAAGTGGATTATGAGGAGTTAAAAAAAGCTGATGATACTGGTAGATGGATGACGTTGCCAGAAGTGCTAGAACGGATTAACAGAAAATATGATTGGTTTACTTCTAGAGTTTTAAAGAACCCAAGATATAGAAATATTATCGATATCGAGAAAAACAAAAATGGATTTGTCTATTATCCAGTTGAAGGAAGAGACACATATCTATTTTTAAGAAGTAAAACACTTGAATTTTTAGAAACAAATTTTTCGGAAATCTTAAGGAGGCAAGCGGATGGGAAAATTTAATAGAGCGCTAGTGTTCAGCGCACCGCTAATCATCTACGCTTTAGGACTTTGGGGAAGCAGGCAAGCGTTGATAGGAACGATTGTTTACATGGTTTGGATTTTTATGGGGCTTGATGAAGCTGAAGCTGAGTACAGAGCGAAAAAGCCAACCGAGGGGGCTGACTAAAAATGAATAGAAAAGAGAAACTAGAATGTATATTACTATTACTCAGTTTAATTCTTTCACTAATTTCTCTATTGGGAAGTTTGTATTTTTGATATCAACAATTTTGTGGATTTGGGTTCTATTTAGAGTAAATATCATTTTTGTTTGGTGATTAAGGAGTTTATTAAAATTAATTTTCCCTACTTCAAATGCAAGGTAACAAGATATAGCACTTTTAGGAGGAATATTTAGCGGTACAGCTTCAGAGTATATTCTATTATCATCGACTGATCCTCCTTTAGCAATTAATTTCTTAAATGGAGTAGCTGACCATCTGCGGTTTAAGTTAGCGGATGAAAGTTCTAAATTAACTAACATAGCTGGTTCTGTTGAATAGTTAGAAATGATTACTTTTGTATAAATCATATCTGCAGCGAAGTAAGAAGCATTAAGTTCAACTTCTAGTTGAGGGCGCATTCCTTTTATTTTTATCCCTGTTAAAAACGTACTCAATATAAAACTTATTATTGACATCCATTGAAAAATTGTTAAGTGAAAAAAATTCAAAATAAACACCACCAGTTTTTAACTAAATTATACCAAAAAGGAGAGAAGAAATAATGCAAGAATTAGTAATTTTGAAAAATAAAGAAGCTGTGACTACGAGCTTACAAGTGGCAGAAAGCTTCGAGAAAAAACATCAACATGTTTTAAGAGATATTGATGCACTAAAAAAAGATGTGTCCAATTTTGGACAGATGTTTGTAGAAGGTAATGAACCAGATTCATATGGCAGAAATCGACGAGTTTTCTTCATTAGTAGAGATGGATTTTTCTTGCTGGCTATGGGGTTTACAGGAAAGAAAGCTATCTACTTCAAACAAAAATACATTGAAGCATTCAACGAAATGGAAGATGTTATTCGCAAGAATACTGTTCCTCAAACAATTGAAGATATGATGATCTATCAATTAGAAGAAATGAAAGATGTTAAAAAAGATGTTTCCATGCTTAAAGATACTATGCGAATTAGCGGACAACAAGAGTTTGAAATTAAGCAAAAAGGAAATATGAAAGTTATGGGAGTTCTAGGGGGAAAAGAAAGCCGAGCTTATGAAGAAATCAGCAAAAAAGTATTCTCAAAATTTTGGTCTGAATTTAAACGTACCTTTTCAATCCCAAGATATGGCGAGTTACCTCGTAAGAGATTCGATGATGCTGTTTCATTTATTGAAATGTGGTTGCCAGAAACTGCGATCCGTATGGAAATTGATCAACTGAACAGACAACAGAGACTTTTTGGTGATGACAATGAATAGAGCTGAAGCGCTAAGAATAGGGACGGCAATTGCTAATTGCTGGTGGAAATACTATAAACCAATCATCCTAAGCCAACAACATATTGACAAGCAAAAAGCATGGCAACAAATAAAAAAGTGACTCCGCCGGCAAGCAAAGAGTCACAAAGAAAACACATCATAAGGAGATTTTAGCATATGGAAAAAGAACTTTCCACTCTAGATCAATATTTGATTGATCCTGATTGGGGCAAGCCGAAAATTGAGGAAACAAGTGGTCGAAAAATCAGACGAAATCTTTTGACGAATGAAGAACTAGCTTGGGATCAAGATGATTTAGGCAACCATGTAACTATTTGGGATCATGTTTATCTTATCCATCTATCGAAGCATTCGAATAAACCTGAATATATTTACGTCATCGAAGATGGCTTGATTGATGCGCTAGAAGAGTACGACAGAGATAACTTGATTGATATCTCTTATTACGGACCAGGTAAGAAATACATTGCTGAAATGGAGGCAGAATTTGATGAGTGAAATCAAAGGGACAACGAACTTTGAAAAACTTTTTAGTCGTAAGTTAAATAAAATTCTCAAGAAAAAAGGAAATTTTGATTATTTATCTTGGGCTCACGCGTGGGAGATTATGAAAAAGAATGATCCACAGGCAACGGTAACTATTAATGAGTACAAACACTACAGGGTTGTTTCTGGAACTCATCAAGACTTTCTTGTTGAGGAATATAAACCTTTTCTTATGGATGAAACTGGGACTTATGTATCTGTCTCAGTAACGGTTAAAGGACACACGGAAACCGAATTATTTCCTGTTTTAGATTATCGAAACCAACCAGTTGTTAAACCAAATGCTATGCAAATCAATAACTCATTGAAGCGATGCTTTGTGAAAGCATTGGCTCTACACGGACTGGGATTATATGTATTTCAAGGGGAAGATATTCCAACACCACCTAGAATCGATACAAAGAAATTAAGCATGCTAGAGACGATTCTAGAAGCTTTCAATGAGCAGATGGGTAAAGATATGACCAAAACCTTAATCGAATATGTTAATGAGCAGACAGATAAATTAGGGCTCTTAGCTGATAACGTTGAAACTATTGAACAGTTAAGCTATGAGCAATGTGCCTTGATGGAGCGAGCAATAGCAGCTAAGAGAAAAGAATTAGATAAGAAGTGATATGAGTGTTTAAACCATTAATCGATTCATATTCAGCGGTTCTGAAAAAGTTCAAAGGAAAAGACATAAGCGCAACCATCAATGAGGAAGTGAACATTGATCGACTAAAGACGATGTATGACGGCTACGATGGCGATCGAGTCATTGAAATTCGTTTTATTGATCCTAGACGTTTCACCGTACAGCAACGAAACTTCATCTATGCGCTGATAGGCGATATTTTCATCGATACAGGCATGCCAACGGACTTCTGGAAGGAATTCTTCTACTTCCGTTTCGAAGGTGTCACAGGGCGCAAAATAAGTCTCAAAGACGAATCGAGCACAACCGTGAGTGATGCCAATATCTTAGCGAATATCATCCTAGATTTTATCTTTGAACATCATATTCCTTTCAAAGAAGGTTATGAGATTTTACCAGCTAATCAAGAATATTACTTCTACAAATGCATTACAAAAAGAGTCTGCTGCATCTGTGGCAAAACAGGAGCTGACATCGATCACTTTGACAAAGCGCTAGGAAGACGAAAGCGCAAAGAAGTTGATCATTCAGAGTACACATTTGCAGCACTCTGTAGGATTCATCACACGGAGAAACACAAGATAGGTGTGATCAATTTCAAAAATAAATATCAAATCAAAGGGATCAAGTTAAACCAGGAAACAATTAAAAAGTTAAGGATAGGAGGATAAATTTGGCTGAGATAAGTTGGATCAAACTTAAAACTACTATGTTTGACGATGAAAAAATACGATTAATCCAAGCTGTTCCTGAGTCGGATGCCATCATCGTTATATGGATTCGATTACTAGTTTTAGCAGGAAAGACTAACGACGATGGTCTGATATATATCCAGAGGAACATGCCTTATACCGAAGAAATGCTTGCTACTTTGTTCGGCAAAAACGTAAATACGGTTCGCCTAGCGCTAACTACATTGGCAAATTTCAACATGATTGATCTAGGCAGTGATGGACTAATTGCCATCAGTAATTGGGAAAAACATCAAAACATCGAAGGGATGGATAAAGTAAGGCTAAAAAATGCTGAAAGAAACCGTAAATACAGAGAAAGGAAGAGACAGGAACGTCTCAAATTGGAAAATGACGTTAGCGTGACGTCACGTGACGGTACAGATAAAGATATAGAAGAAGATAAAGATATAGATAAAGAAGAAAAGAAAGGTAAGTATTCTAACGAACACTTACGCCTTGCTAAAAAGTTGCAAAGTAATTTAACTGAAGATTTTCCAAAAGAAATGAATAAAGTAGATATCGAAAAATGGGCAGACACAATCAGGTTGATGGAAGAAAGAGATAAAGCATCTATAGAAGCGATTGAGTATGTGATCAATTGGCTACCTACAAATGAATTTTGGTTTGGAAATATTAGAAGTGCTAAGAAATTGAGAGAAAAATTTGAGAAGCTCAAATTCGAAATCAAAGCAGACAAGAATAATCATAAAAAGCAAAGTCAAAAACTACAGTACAGCAATCCTAGTGAATATGACGACTTGCCAATTTAAAAAGGAGATGCATCACATGGAAAGCCTAGCAAATGCTATGGAGAAACTAATAAGAAGAGTATTAGTGCAAAGTGGAAAATGTCCAGAATGTAGCGAACCTTTGTATAGTTGGCGAGCTAAAAATAAGGATGGTTCAGAACGTTGTAAACCAACATGCATGAGTTGTGGTTATAAAGCGTTACGTGTGAAAGAGGATATACAGACCGAACGGATATATAACGACAGCTTAAAAGCACGAGCGTTGAGTTTTTTTCAAAATGGTTCGGTTTTAACAGATAAAACTTTGTTTAAATGCAAAATGGAGAATTATCACGTAGTGGACCAAGAAACGAAAATTGCTTTAGAAAGAGCTAAAAGCTATGTAAATGATGTCCTACTGAACCATCCTGCACATTTCATTCTATCAGGGAAATCAGGAAGCGGAAAAAGCCACTTATCAATGGCGACAGCTTGGGAAATACTTGAGCGCTCAAATTATGACAAGAAAATACTTTTTATAAGCTATCAAGAGTTATTAGAGCAAATAAAGTTTTCTTATAACAATGCTGAACTGAGAAAAGAAATTGAAGGATCGCTTATAGCCGATATCAAAACAACTGATTTGGTGGTTTTTGACGATATTGGAGCTGAATTAGGTAGCGGGGTATCAAATAGTAGGCAGTTTACAAACAACACGTTAAACACGCTCTTAGAAGCCAGACAGAACAAGGCAACGATCATCACAACAAACTTATCTGGTCCTGAACTAAGAGAAGCCTACGGCGAAAGAATTGTTTCTAGGATATTTAAGAATTCAGAAGGTTATGCGCTGAAATTCCAACAAACAGCAGACAAGCGCATAAAACCAGTGAAAGGTAGTATCGCATGAATAAATACCGTAATAAAAAAACTGTTCATCGAGGTATCAAGTTTGATTCTATCGCGGAAGCAGAGTATTACGATCTAGCCTTGTGGCAAGCTGAAGCGAATGGCTGGAAAGTAAAACTTCAGGAAAGATTTGAGCTGATGCCGAAATTTGAACTAGACGGAAAGAAGTATCGCAAGATCGAGTATATTCCTGACTTCACATTTTATAAAAACGGCAAACTTGTCAAAGTCGTAGATGTCAAAGGAATGCAGACAAAAGACTTTAAGATCAAGGCAAAGCTGTTCTGTCATCAATATCAAGTGCCGTTGATATTAGCCAAAAAATATCGGAATACGTTCAAGGAAGAGCGTTTTTAACGAGGTGGTCCATCATGACAACAGAAGAAGTGATTCAAATGCGTATTCGAAGCATTCAACGTGAAATTGACGATCTGGAACGAACAAAGGCAGTGATGGTCAATGAAACGGCAAGGAAGGCAATCGATTTACACATAGTGAATTTAAGAAGGGAAATTCGTAGATTGGAGGAATGAGCGTGGATAAGAAAGCAGCAATGAAACGAATCATTGAACTGACACATTCTGAGAATTGGCAAGAAGACAAAGAAATAGTTGCAGAAGTCCAAAAGCTTGGTAAATCAATGTGGGCTGAAAAGCCTAAACGGAAAACGCCGAGAAAAATTGCAATCTGGCATGGTGATCGAATTCTAGTAACAGGTACTGCTGAACAGTTATCTGAAATTACTGGACTGAGCAAAAACATTATCTGGGATAGAGCTAGGAGCTTATGGATTGATTCAAAAGGACGACAGTTTAGGTATGTGGAGGAGAGATAATGGATCTCATTACACAATACAGTGACATCATCCTCAAGAAAATCATGATGAAGATTCAGAAAGATAAAAAATCAAAAGAACGAGCTGAATTAGTTAAGTTAGAAATGGCTGAAACAGGAGCAGGAGTGCGAAGTAGCAGGCATTGGAAAGCAGCAGCAAACATTGAATTTTATTACAACGAAATTCAAAAAGGGTTCGATCAGATGCGTGAGCTGGATCGGCAAACAAATTGGAGCAAGAAACTTCATCAAGATCGTTTCAAATTTGTAGAGAAGTATAAAGAAATATTAGAAGAGTATTTGAGGAGGACAGCAAATGATAAAAAAACTCGTTCAATTCAGCATGGATTTATATGATATCGAATCAGGAGCAACACTATCTGTGGAATCGGACCATCTAATCATAAATTTTGGTGGAAAGCGCCAGATTATTTTGTGGGTAGTTGATGATGTACTGTTTCCAGAAATTGTTCATGATTTCGAAGAATCAAAAGCGGTTGAGTTTGAAATAGTGAAAAAAGTAATGGAATTGATTGAAAAATACGAGGAGGACAGCGAATGATACCGAAGTTTAGAGCGTGGGATAAACGAAAGAACGTAATGAGAGATGTAGCCGTCTTGCATTTTACTAAAAACGGCAAAACAAACTTTATTGAATATTGGATAAATCCTACCGAATTGAAATCATATCACGTGCGAAACATCGACCTCATGCAATCCACAGGAATGAAAGATAAGAATGGTGTGGATATATTTGAAGGGGATATAGTATTAGTCAGCGTGCGAAATGGCTTCGATTACTTAGATAATAAAGTCTGTATTGTCAAAAATTCAATAGATTATTCCGGATTAGTTTGTGCCACTGTTGATGAAGACTTAGAGTATCAAATTTTTAACACAGAGCTGTTTGAAGAATACACGTACGAAGTCACCGGAAATATATACGAGAATAGCGAGTTATTGGAGGAACAGCGATGAATAAACAGGAAGCAATCAAAAAGTTAGAAAGTATTAAAGCGATAGGAAATGATGCAATAGCTGCTTGCTATAACGAGAGTATAAATTCAGGTATTACGTTAATGAAAAAAATAGACGAACCGCAGAAACCAGTTATTCCACAACTCGTGGCCGGTTGGCTTGAGAAATCTACGGACCCTTTTACAAAAGCTGAAAAAATAGCGTATTTAATCAAATCTAAAGATGGTGATTCATATTATTTCTGTGATTGGTTTGTACGAGATGGCATAGTGACGCAAGAGCAAGGAGAAGAATTACTCGCTTGGGCAACAAGACAATCATATGAAACACTATTGAGCCTATACAACGGCTACGAGGTTGAGAAAGAGCCGTTATGGGCAATAAAGAATGCCGATGGAAACTATCTTACTAAATGTGCTTTATGGGGAAAAGATGGAGTAAATTATAGTTTTGAATGCAATCCATCTCATCGATTGCTTTTCACTGATAAAGCAACAGCGGATGCTGCAGCATTGTTGGTGAATGGAACAGTGGAAGAGGTGGTAGAAAGATGAAACTAAAAGACGGATTTTACGCTAGCAGTCACGGTATCGGCGG